CCTGCACAACACAAACAAAGCCATGTCATGGAACTGCTAGATGCTGGCAAATGGACAGGCAACATTGTGGCATTACCCAATAACAGGGTGAGAGTCACACATCCAGCATGGTTTGAGACAGGAGAAGGTGCGCCAGACTTCAGACCATCACAACATATTCACTATTCTAAATCTGATTTGGATTACACCTTAGATGTAAACCAAGTTTTCGATAACATGTATTCAGGAGAGCCTGATGATGAAATCTAAGATGGGTACTAAAATGATGCCCAAGAGGATGGCAGGAGGCAAGAAACTGCCAATGGTTGAGAAAGATGGCAAGCAAGTCCCATTTTTTGCGGCTGATGGAAAAGGCAAGATGATGGGTGGCGGCAAGGTTCCCAAGACAAAAGGTTATTTCAAAGGTGGAAAAACAAAGGGAATGGCTAAAGGCGGCAAGACTAACGTAAGGGGAAATAATGCCTAGTAAATATGACAGCACATCGAAAAAACCGATGAAGACAAAGAAGAAAGAATACAAAAAGGGAGGAAAGGTTTTCTCCTCTAGCGGTGCGCCTGTGCCTAAAAAGACAGTTGCCAGAGGATCTGGTGCGGCAAGAACCCAGTATTTCAGGAAGAATGGCTAAATGGCTATTGAACGCCCCTTGGGTACGCCCCTTCCTGTAAATCAGGATATGGGTCAGGTAGAGATCGAAATAGAAAACCCTGATTCGGTTTCTATTGAAACGCCCGATGGCGGCGTTCTGATTGAATTTGATCCCAGCGTGGGGGATATGATGGGCATGTCCCATGATGCAAATCTAGCAGAAGTGGTTGATCCGAAAGATCTTAATCTTATGGCTTCTGATCTGGTGGGCCAGTACAAGACAGACAAGGAAAGCAGAGCAGATTGGGAAAGGTCTTACATAGACGGGCTTGAACTGCTTGGTCTGAAGCATGAAGAAAGAACTACCCCTTGGGATGGAGCGTGTGGTGTCTTCCATCCTCTTCTTACAGAGGCAGTAATCAGATTTCAGTCTCAGTCAATACAGGAACTGTTCCCTGCCAGCGGCCCTGTAAAGACAAGTATTGTCGGGGCAATCAATGACGAGAAGGAAAAACAGGCTCATCGTGTTAAGGATTACCTGAACTATCTTGTCACCGAGAAGATGACAGAATACCGCACCGAAACGGAGAGGATGCTATTTTCGCTACCTCTGGCTGGCTCTGCGTTCAGGAAAGTTTACTACGATCCGACAATGGGAAGACCTTGCAGCATGTTCGTTCCTGCCGAAGATTTCGTAGTAAGCTATGGTGCATCTGATCTGGTTACCTGTGAACGTGCTACGCATGTGATGAAGAAGAGTCCTAACGACATCAGAAAGCTTCAGGTGTCAGGATTCTACCTTGATATAGACTTACAGGAAGCGGCATCAGACCCTGATCGTGTAAAAGAGAAGTACAACGAGCTTACAGGAGACAGCGGAAGCTACGAAGCTGACTCAAGACACACATTACTGGAAATGCAGGTAAATCTGGATCTCCCCGGTTTTGAAGATTCCCGCGATGGTGAGCTAACAGGCATTAGTCTGCCTTATGTAGTGACCATCGATCTGGGATCAAGAGCGATTCTTGCTATCAGGCGCAACTGGTACGAGTCGGATCAGTACAAAAACAAGCGAGAACACTTTGTTCACTACCAGTATATCCCCGGTCTGGGCTTTTATGGCTTCGGATTGATCCATATGATTGGTGGTCTGGCTAAATCAGCCACCTCTTTGCTCCGACAACTGGTAGATGCAGGCACTTTAAGTAACTTACCGGGCGGTTTGAAGGCAAGAGGGCTAAGAATCAAGGGTGATGACACCCCGATTATGCCTGGTGAGTTCAGAGATGTAGACGTTCCGGGTGGTTCGATCAAAGAAAACATCAGTTTCCTGCCTTACAAAGAGCCAAGCGGTGTTTTGTACCAGCTTCTGGGCAATATTGTAGAGGAAGGACGAAGATTTGCGTCTGCGGCTGACGTAAAAGCGGCAGATATGAACGCAGAAGCCCCAGTTGGCACAACTCTGGCGATTCTGGAGCGTTCAATGAAGGTTATGAGCGCAGTTCAGGCCAGATTACACGCCTCAATGCGCGATGAACTGAAATTATTGTCGAATCTGGTGCGAGATTACGGCCCACAGGCGTATCCGTACCTTATGGACAGTGAAATTCCTGTTTCAGAGGACTTTGATGACCGGATAGACATTATTCCGGTAAGTGATCCCAATGCAGGGACGATGGCACAGAGAATTATGCAGTATCAGGCGGCATTACAGCTATCTGCACAAGCACCACAGATGTATGACCTGCCATTATTGCACCGTCAGATGCTTGAAGTGCTTAATATCAGGGATGCAGACAAGATTGTACCAACAGAAGACGATATACCGCCTACAGATCCTGTGTCAGAGAACATGGACATCATAAACGGCAAGCCTGTAAAGGCATACTACTATCAGGATCACGAAGCGCATATACAGGTTCACATGTCTGCGCTACAAGACCCGAAGATGCAGGAGCTTTTGTCTCAAGCACCCGATGCAGGAAAGATACAGGCCGCATTTGCCGCTCATGTACAGCAACACTTGGCGTTCCTGTATCGACAGCAGATAGAAAAAGAACTTGGCACGAAGCTTCCGCTACCTGGCGAGAAGTTGCCTGAAGACATTGAATACAGAATATCAGAACTTGTGGCTCCTGCTGCGGCTCAGTTGCTTGGAAAGAACATGCAGGAACAGCAGATGCAACAGAATCAGCAGATGCAGGAAGATCCTGTCATTCAAATGCAACAGCGAGAACTGCAAATTAAAGAGATGGAAGCGCAGAGTAAGGCGATGATAGAGCAAGCCAGACTACAGCTTGAAGCCCAGAAGGCGATGATGAAGTCTCAACTTGATCAGCAGAAAGCAGATCAGGACATGGAGATAGAACAAGCTAAATTAGCAGTTCGCATTTCAGAAGATAACGACAGAGATCAACTGGAAAGCAAACGAATAGCATCCAAAGAACAAATCGAAGGCGCAAAACTTGGCGTTGAGATAGCAAAAGATGTCTTTAAAGATGAGTAATTACTCCGAAAACAACATATTTGACCATTTAAAGGGTGTTTTAAGGACACAAATGAACGAGATGGCAGATCATATTAGCGGAGGGGGTTGTAAAAACTTTGAAGATTATTCAAAATGCTGCGGTATTATTGAAGGGTTAGCAGTAGCGGAAAGAGAAATACTCGACCTGAAATCAAAATACGAGGAATAACGTAACATGATTTGCCCTTGTGGGGGTGTGATGCTCCCATACTGGGAACTCAAAGATGGAACTCTTGCATCCAAATGTAGAGGGTGCGGAAGAAGACATCATATTGAGCCAAGAAATAACAACGCTGTATTTGACAGCGCAAGCGACTCTGGACGCTTTTTTCCAGTGCTAGGAAACTCTAATGGAAGCATTAGCAAAAGATAAGAAGCAGCCTGAAGATCAGACAACTGAAGAATGGCTAGCGGATTACAACGAAGACGAGTCTGAGGAGGCTCGACAGGCGCATCAGATGCCTGATCCTTCGGGATACAAAATACTGATCGCACTGCCAGACCCTGAAAAGGAGTATGATGGCGGTATTATCAAGTCTAACAAGACTCTCTATGAGGAGGAGATCGGATCTATTGTAGGGTTTGTCCTGAAGCTAGGACCAGATTGCTACAAGGACGATAGAAGATTTCCAACTGGGCCTTTCTGCAAGAAAGGGGATTGGATTCTGATGCGCTCATACAGCGGCACTAGATTTAAAATCCACGGAAAAGAGTTCAGATTAATCAACGATGACAGTGTTGAAGCTGTAGTCGAAGACCCAAGGGGGATTGTTAAGGCATGAGCGAACAAGAATCAGTCCAGACAGAAGAAGATAAGTTCTTTGGTGTACGCACCAAGATAGGTGGTCAGCAAGATGAGCCGACAGAAGAAGCAGAAGCAGAAGCAGAAGTAGTTGAAGCTTCCGAAGAAAGCGAGTTGACAGATGACGAGCTACCTAATTACAGCAAGAGGGTTCAGAAAAGAATCAACAAGCTGAAATACGAATCTCATGAAGAGAAGCGTAGAACGCAGTCTGCTATTCAGGAGCGAGATGAAGCTTTTCGTGTTGCCCAGCAAATAGCAGAGAAAAACAGAGAATACGAGTCTTTGATCGGTAGAGGAGAGCAAGCTCTTATCAGCCAGATAAAAGAACGTGCGGCTATGGCCGTTGATCAGGCAAAAGAACAGTACAGGAAAGCTTACGAAGAGGGCGACACAGATAATGTGGTTAACGCTCAGGAAGCTTTAACTAAAGCGACAGCGGAGTTGACCGAAGCTGACAGATACGCTCAGAGCATGAGTAATCAGCCAGCACCTCAACAGGAAAACTGGCAACTACCGCAACCAGCACAACAGCCTGCTCAACAACCAGCGCAACAACCAGTTCAGCAAGCACCAACACCTGATCCAGAGACAAAAGAATGGGCAGCTAAAAATCCGTGGTTTATGCAGGATGGTTATGAAGAAATGACCTCTCTTGCCTACGGGAAACATGCTTCCCTAGTAAAGCAGGGAGTAGCACCAAATTCCCCTGAATACTTTAGACAGATTGATGAAACGGTTAGAAAAGCGTTTCCAGATCATGATTGGCAGGATGGCAATGTTCCGCAAGCCCGTACCTCCCCTGCCTCTCAACCTTCGCAGGTGGTGGCTCCCACGACTAGAAACAACGGAGCTAAACCGCGCACAGTGAGACTTACGGCAAGCCAACGCTCTCTCGCCAAGAGGTTAGGCTTAACAGACGAGCAATATGCTAAATATGTATAGTCAGGAGACTACCAATGACTGAAGAGCGCACCCCTAGAGATATCGAAGAAAGAGATAGTGCCACCAGACCAAGTGATGCATGGAGTCCTGCTTCTGTAATCCCAGATCCAGCCCCGAAAGATGGCTGGGTGTTCCGTTGGGTCAGGACAAGTATCATGGGTCAAAGTGATGGAACTCATACATCCAGAATGTTCAGAGAAGGTTGGGAGCCTGTAAAGGCAGAAGATCACCCTGAACTCATGCTGGAATCTGATATAAATTCCAAGTTTGTAGGTAACATCGAAGTTGGTGGATTGCTTTTATGCAAAGCACCAGAAGAAAAGATGAAAGCCAGAACTGTTCATTTTCAGCAGCAGGCTAATAATCAGATGGAATCCGTAGACAACAACTATCTCAGAGAAAACGACCCCCGTATGCCTTTGCTTACACCAGAAAGAAATACGAGGACAACTTTTGGAAGAAACTGATCCCTGGGTAGGGGTGGTTTCTTAATTAATAGGAGGTCATAAATATGGCTACTTCTGCTACCCCAAATGGTGCGGAACCTGTCAATACCTTGAGTGCAAGCGGTTCTTACAATGGTAAAGTCCGACATATCAAGATTGCGAGTGGTTACGGCACAGCTATATTCTATGGAGATTTCGTCAAGCTAGTTGCGGCAGGTACTCTTGAAAAAGCCGCAGTAACAACTTCTGTTGTTGCTGGCACAGTCGGCATCTTTGTGGGATGTTCCTACACTGATCCATCTACAAGTCAATTAACATTCAACCAGCAATTCCCTGCCTCTACAGCGGCTTCGGACATTATGGCGTATGTTGTTGACGATCCGAAGCTTGTGTTCAAAATGCAAGGTGATGAAGCTATTGCCCAAACAGGTCTTGGCAACAACATCTCAGCAGTTAGCACAGCAGGATCAACTTCAATCGGACGTAGTAAGAACGCCCTTGATGGCGGCTCTATTGCTACGACAAATACACTACCCCTTCGTGTTCTTGAGTTTGTAGAAGGCCCAAACAGTACAGTAGGCGATACTTACACTGACTGTCTTGTGACCTATCTGCCTTTAAGTCATGCATACGAAACCAAGCTTGGCGTATAAGGAGGTCTAACTAATGGCTATTTCACGAGCGCAAATGCTGAAAGAACTCCTGCCTGGGTTGAATGCCCTGTTTGGTCTGGAGTATGAAAAGTACGAAGACGAGCATACTCTCATTTATGAGACAGAAAGCTCTGACCGTTCTTTTGAAGAGGAAGTAAAGCTTAGTGGTTTTGCTGCCGCACCTGTGAAGAATGAAGGTTCTGCAATCTCTTATGATTCAGCGCAAGAATCTTTCACAGCCCGATACAATCACGAAACGATTGCTATGGGTTTTGCTATAACCGAGGAAGCGATGGAGGATAACCTCTATGACTCGCTTTCTGCACGTTATACCAAGGCACTAGCAAGAGCGATGGCTTACACCAAGCAAGTTAAAGCTGTCAATCCGCTTAACAACGGTTTCACCAACTCTTATCAGTCTGGTGATGGCGTTAACTTGTTTACAGCAAGCGGTGACGGAGTTACTGGTGGTGATGGTCACCCTCTCGTTTCTGGTGGTAAAAACAGCAACCGCCCATCTACAGCGGCTGACCTTAACGAAACATCTCTGGAAAATGCAATTATCGACATTGCAGCTTTCACTGATGAAAGAGGTTTGCTAATCGCTGCTAGACCAAGGACGCTGGTTGTTCCTCCTGCACTAATGTTTACAGCAGATCGTCTGCTAGAAACTACGCAGAGAGTAGGAACGGCAGATAATGATGTCAACGCTATCCGAAATATGGGAGCAATCCCTGGCGGCTATGCGGTCAATCACTATCTGACTGACACCAATGCCTTCTACATCATTACTGATGTGCCTAATGGCATGAAGCACTTTGAGCGTACTGCGCTTGAAACTTCAATGGACGGTGACTTCGATACAGG